CCGGGGTGTATTATTAACTTGGCATTTAAAAGAAGATGTGAAACAATCGTTATTAGATACACATTTTGACGAAAAAGACATTCAACTAACAAAACAAGGAACGCATTGACACAGTTAACCCAGGACGTCAGGCCTGACATAGAAGCAATAGTCGAACCTGAAACCCCAAAAGAGTTGGGCCTCGTACCAGCATGGTCACACTCCACCTTAAAAACATTTGAATCTTGTGCTTACAGAAGCTACATCGCAAAAGTAAAACGCATACAAGAAGACTACGGACCAGCTGCTAAACGGGGTTCTCTTATTCATAAAGAAGCCGAAGACTATGTATGCGACAAGATATCTGAACTCCCCGAAACACTTAAAAAATTTGAAAGCGAGTTCGCGCTTTTAAAACATCAATATATAGAAGGTAAGGTTGAGTTAGAAGGGGAATGGGGCTTTACAATCGAATGGCAACCATGCGGTTGGATGGCCCCAGATGTATGGGGGCGTATAAAATTAGACGCCATCCTACATGAAACAGAAACTTCAGCTCGTGTAATCGATCACAAAACAGGTAAGATGTTTGGTAATGAGATTGCACACGCACAACAAGCACTTACATATGCAATAGGATCTTTCTTTAAGTTCCCTAAACTACAACATGTTCAAACAGAACTGTGGTATTTAGATCATGGAGAAATAACCAGACAAGCATATACACGTGAAGAAGCAATGGTCTTTATGCCATCACTCCATAGTCGAGCAATTGCTATGACTACGGCAACAGAATTTCCACCCAATCCATCACCAAGCGCTTGCCGCTGGTGTTCGTATGGAAAAGGTGAATTTCCTGCTTGCCAATGGGGTATAAAATAAGTTAAAATAAGTTTATACAATGAATAATGAAACATGGAAGATGAATTATGAACCAACAAATACCGTCCGCGTATTCTCATCAAGTTGATACTACTAACTTTGTTATAGAGAACCCTAGATGTTTAATTACATCTGATCCTGGTACAGGAAAAACACGTGCTGTCTTAGATGCGCACGTTACATTAGGAGGTAGGACGCTAGTATTAGCGCCCCTATCAATTTTAGAAGCAGCTTGGGTTGAGGATATATTAAAATTTCAACCTTCTATTACATATGGAGTTGCTTATGCAAAAAATCGAGAAAAGATATTTAATGACACCGACCTTGACATGGTCATCACTAACTTCGAGGCTGTCAATTTTCTACAGAAAAATTTACAGCTGGTTAAGTCTTTCGATACACTCATTATTGATGAGTTTACCGCATTCAAAAACAGACAAGCGAAACGTTCTAAGAACCTCAAAGAAATTATCCCATACTTTACTAATAGGGTTGCCATGTCTGGCACTCCTAACACTAATAGTATTTTAGATCTTTGGCACCCGGTTTATTTAGTTGATGATGGCGAAAGGTTAGGACAACGTTTTTATGCCTTTCGTAATCAAGTATGTACTCCTCGTTTCAACGGTTTTGCTAATGAATGGGTTGATAAACCCGGGATCGAAGAAGTAGTAGCCGATAGGCTAAAGGACATTACAATACGCCACGCCCTGGAAGAATGTATAGATCTTCCAGACAACATCGTTCGCACTGTCTATACATCTTTATCACCTAAAGTTATGGCAATGTATAAAACATTGGCGGAAGAATCTGTGTTGTATACAAAACAAGGCACCATTAATGCTGTTAACGCAGGAGCACGCGTCAAGAAACTATTACAATTAGTATCTGGCGGTGTTTATGATGAAGACAGCAACGTACAATACTTCCATCAAGAGCGTTACGAACTTGTTATGGACCTAGTCGATGTACGTAAACACTCTCTTGTTGCATTTAATTGGAAGCATGAACGAGATGCTTTAATTAAAATAGCCGAAAAGAAAAAGATTTCATATGAACTTATTGATGGATCAGTACCAGCAGAAAAACGTAAGGATATAGTTGCACGTTTTCAAGCAGGACAAATACAAGTCCTGTTTGCACACCCACAGTCCGCGGGCCATGGTCTAACATTAACTAGAGCAACAACGTGCATCTGGTGTAGTCCTACATACAATGCCGAACACTTTCAACAGTTTAATAGACGTATACATCGCTCTGGACAAACTAATAAAACCGAAACAATACTAATTGCTGCACGAGACACGTGGGAAGAGTCTGTTTATGATAAACTTAATGGTAAACTCGGAAGAATGGAAAATCTTCTACACATATTAAGTGAGGTAAATAGTGGCAAAAACCAAAACAGTACTACTTGAAAATCTAGATTTTGATGATATGGAAAACCTTAGTAATTTTGACACTAACACACTAGCAGCCGCCCTTGTGTTTGTCATTGTTGAGCTAATGGCTCTAGATACAGAGAATACATCTGTGCCAGCTGAGGAATTGCTTTCTCAAGCTAGTGCGCATGCATTAGATTTATTAGAAGGTGTACATGTATTAACTAATGATTTAACAACCGGGGAGGAGACCCTACACTAAAATGGAAGAACAGAGAACTATGGATGAGTTGCTCACAGCCTTAACAAACATAAGAGCAGAACTTAAAACCCTTCAAACAGAAGAAAAAGGTTTAAAAGGCCAAAAGATGGAACTTGAAGCTAGAATTGCATACACCCTAGAACAACAAGGAATTGACCGTGTCGGTAACGACGGCTGTACTGTTTCTATAAAGAAAGAAATTGTACCTACAGTTGAAGACTGGGATCAAGTTTACCAACACCTTATCCAAACTAAGCAGTTTGAGCTTTTACAAAAGCGTATGTCCGCAACTGCTTTTCGAGAACTTCTACAAATGGGAATGAATGTCCCAGGCGTAAAAGCAACGGAATTAACACGCGTTAATTTCAGATCTAAATAATAACGAAACAAGGAGAACGAAGCATGAATGAAAATGCTATAGCCTTAACTTCTACCTCTGTGCCTGCACATGTTAAAGAAGCAGCTGGTCTTGGTAACGAAAATGTTACTAGTGATCATCTACAAACCCCTCGGGTTAAACTACTTCAACAATTAAGTAATGAAGTAGATCCTAACCATGAGGATCACCTAGAAGGAGCCAGACCTGGCGACTTCGTTAACACCGTTACTAATAAACTTTTAGGACGAGAGCTTTATATTATAAATCTTTTGTTCAAAGAAGAATTTGTTGTTTGGAGAAAACTCTCGGAAGGGGGTGGACTCAAGGGTACTTTTCCTACCCACAAAGAAGCAATGGATTTTCTCGCATCGGAAGAACTAAAAGTTGAAGATCATGATATTGTACAAACACAATCTCATACACTTCTTATGAAAGATCCAACAACAGGAGACATAATTAAAACTCCTTTCTTGATGGACTTTGCTTCTTCTAAACTGAGAGTATCAAGGGAATGGAATACTCAAATCGCTCAATTGGGCGGTGACAGATTCTCATCTCTTTGGAAGTTAGCTTCGGTACAGACTCAAAATAGAGCTGCGCAAAAGTTCTATAACTTATCTGTTGAGAATCAAGGATGGGTTCTAGACGAAGACTATAACTACGCAAAGAGCGTATACGATACTATATCGTAATGGGGATAGCTGTGTACATGCTTGCGACATTATGTGTCGCACATGTACGCATGCTCCATAAGTTATTGATTTATAACGAAAACAGGGAGTGTTGGAATTGGAACTACTTACCCTTAGATGACAGAACATAAGTTTATTTCTAAAGTACATCGACTTTTACCTAAAGAAATATATAAGTGGAAGATCAACGACCCGTATCACGGGGGTGTGCCCGACTGCTTTTACTCTGGCCCTAACGGTTTCTGTTTTATGGAATATAAATACAAAGATAAACTTCCTGTACGTTCAACAACCCCTATTAAATTTAATTTATCTAAACAACAACGTGATTGGCTTACTAAACAACATACTTTTGGTCTTCCTGTATATGCCATTATGGGTATCGGTAATCAAGTTTTGGTTACAAAAGAGTTTGACAAAGAGAGTTTTTCCGTACAAGAGTTTGAAGAGAAAGCTGTACATGTAAAAGAGTTTGTGCATATAATATCTAATATATGTTTAAATAAGGGTACATAAATATGGTAAATTTAGATAGAATGTTATCAGGGCAACACCTTGTTAATATTGGAAACTGTAAAGAGGAGTTTATGGCTAAATTAGAAGATAATACCACAGCAGATATGGTTAATCATCCACCGCACTACAATAAAACTAACCGTGAATGCATTGATGTTATTCAAGATAGCTTAACGAAAGAAGAGTTTATGGGGTATTTAAAAGGAACAATAATCAAATACACTTATCGTTATCCAGATAAAAATGGACAAGAAGATTTAGAGAAAGCTGTTTGGTTTATTAACAAACTTAGAGACCAGGAAGGTTCTGATGAAACAGGTACTGCTGAATAAATATGGACCTGTTATGGATATTAAAGCCATAGCAGAAGTCTTCCATAACAACGATAAAACTATTTACTCCATGTTATACCATGGAAGACTTGCTCTTCCCTATTATAAAATAGGTAGAAAAATTTTTGTGGACACCGAAGATGTCGCGGCATTTATTCAAGATAAGAAAAAAGTTAACGGAAACGGTTGATACTTATATTTGGAGTGCTATGTTTTTAGTAGTATATTTTGGAGTTATTGCAGCAGTTATTGCTATTCTTTATTCATTTCAATAAGTCAAAATGAATTAGCACATCAAATATTAAATACACAAACAAGAATCTAAATAAAAAACGGTAGCGTAACGCTTCTTCTTTCCAATACGCAGCCTCTTTCCTAAGCCTTTCTACCATTTTATTTTCCTTTTACTAGACTACCACCAAAGTACATACCAATTATGGCAGATACTAAATTGGTATCTAATTGCGTTATTACCAAACCTTGAAAAGTAATCCATTCAAAAACATCCCTTCCATCTCTAAAGAACCAAAAGCCTGGCCGCCAGTTTGTAAAACCAACAGTTACATCTACATCTGGGTAAAACACGGCAACCAACTTTGGTAAGAGAACTATAGCAAAAATAGAGGTCAAAGCAATTATTCTACGTGTCCAAGCAAAGCCTTTATCTTTAACATCTCTAGCAGCTTTAATAGCTTTCATTTCAAACTCGCCTCTCGTTATGAGAAGCTTTTGTTGTTCTTCTTTTGCTTTTCTAGACTGAGACCAAATACTTAATAAACTACTCAACAAGGTTGAGCCAAGCATTGTAATTATCTCAAACGGGAAGCCCACTTCATACTTTAGGTTTAGAGCTATTTGTATAGAGGCCGAACCAAGCAGCGCCTGCACCCACAACGATTGAGATCAAACCAGATTGCTCAAAACTAGGATCAGGTAAATCCATGAACCAGAAGGTTGTGAAATATAATAAGTACATATACACCCCTAAAAAAGCTCTAGGTATAATTCTCCAACTATCTATAGCTTGTGCTACAAAGATAAACTTTTGATAAGGGTTGTCGTTCTTCTCGTCTTCTAAAGTTCTTATTTTATCTTTAAGTGCAGAGTTCTCTTGAAGCATCTCCATGAACTTAGACAAGTCCATTTCAACTTCATTTCGAGACATGTCGCCACCGAATCTGCTACTTGGATGATATTGATCGTCGCCCATTACTTCTTAATAGTTTTCTTCTTCGCTGCTTTCTTTTTAGTAGCTTTCTTCTTTACTACTTTTTTAGTATAAGCTTCATTCTTTTTAGTCTTAGGATCATCTTTAAGGTACTGACCTTTTTTATTTCTAGCCCTAACTGTAATTTCAGTTATGCCTAAAATCTTTTCCTTAAACCACTTAGTTAGACCAATGTCTTTTACGTAAAGTCCCATATTTTTACTCCTTAATTTGCGAGAGGGTTATCGTTCATATTTTTTAAACTACGTACATCATCGTACATAGAGTCAATACTTGAGTTTATGCCTGCAACGCTTGTTTGCAGTGCAACAATATCATCTTTAATAGGACTCAAGTCCTGTGTTTCTATGTTTAAAGATTTAATTTGCTCGTCTACAGCGACAACTTGTTTTTCTATATCAACAACTTGATCTGCTAAAGCATCTATTTCATTTATATAACGAGTCATTTTAGACTCAAGGTTGGTAATTCTATTAACGTAACCTGCACCTGTGTAGCCAAAGCCGGCTAATGTACTGACAATCCCAGCCAGGGCTATAAGTTGTGTTGTTTTGTTTTGAAACCAGTCCATTTATAAATTAGGTTGCATTTGTTTTAAACTATTAATTCCTTGCAGATTCGCTGAATACATTCCAAGGAATGCAGCATTATTATCTGTTATGGATATATTACTATAAATTTCTTTAGGTTGGTACCACATTGTTTGATCTGGTATATCTACTTGCCGGTAGGCCGTGAACCCCGGTACGTAAGCCATGAACCCTATTAACGCACTAGAGTCTGCATACTCGCCTGTTTCCGCTTGTTGTTCTTCCATTTCTTCCTGCTGTACTTTTACATTATTGGCCACAATTTGTGCAACAAGCTGGTCCGTATCTGTTGTAGCACCTACATCAGCTACTGCCGTCTCTATTTGTGCCTCTACTGACTGTGTCTGTACACTTACACTAGAACTTTGAACCGTCGTGTTCATTACGTCGTTTGTTGTAGTGTTATTACCAGCAACGACCGTAGACGAACTGTCAACACTTACTTCATTACTTCCTGGGGCCCCGCTTGTACTGTCAGCGTTTGTTTCATTACTAGCCATGGCCCCACTTGTAGTGTCCGCAGTTACATTACCTATACCAACATTACCGGTTGTTGTAGGGCTCATTACTTCTGTAAGGATCTGTTGAGTTTGAGCTGCGGAACTC